CAGACGCGCAGCGTTGAGGTCGCTGTGCTCCGTAAGGAGCGTGAGGGTTCAAGTCCCTCCTTGGACACGGTGAGGGTGGCGGGCCTGCCGTCATGTGTAGAGGGCCGTGACGGGCACCTCAGCGGCTGGCTGTGCCGAAGGCCCGGTGTCTCGGGCGGCAAAGCGGCAGGTATGGACTACCCGTGTCATCCTCACTTCTGGTGGTATGGCTGAACGGCTTAGGCACACGCCTGCAAAGCGTGATCACCCCGGTTCGACTCCGGGTACCGCCTCTCGATGACCTGTAGCTCAGACGGACAGAGCACCCGCCTCCTAAGCGGGAACGCACCGGTTCGAGTCCGGTCAGGTCAGCTCTTGATGCTTCCGCTGTGGGGTGCGATGGTGGAGATGCGCGCGCTACCTCCGACGAGAGGACCAGCTATGCGAATCGAATGGGGCTGACGCCCCCCGCCTCCGCCCGATCGACTACCAACCTCAGCAAGCCCCCCGGAAAACCCCGGCTCCCCGTCCCTGTGGAGCCGGGGTTTTCTGCGTTGCCGATTGGCCATACGTGACCTGCCGTCGCGCCTGGCCGCCGTGGGGCCGCGTCTCCCGCCAGCTCAGTGAGCTGGGCGATCTGATGCGTGCTGTGCAAGGCCAGGTCACTCACCTCTCCTCTCAGATGGAGGCAGCCTTGGCCGCAATCGACAACCTTCAGGCAGCGGACACCTCGCTCAAAAGCGAGGTCGTCACGTTCATCGCGGACTGGCAGCAGCAGCTCGCCAACTCCAGCGCCGCCAACGACGCCGCTGTGCAGTCTGTGGCCGACGACATGAACAGTGTCGTCACTCAGCTTCAGGCCAGCGACCCGTCCGTGACCCCGCCGGCTCCCAGCAACTAGCTAGCCGCAGCTCCGCCCGGTCCCGCATGGGACCGGGCGTTCTGCTGCCCCCGATAGAAGCGGGTGGGAGGCAAACCAGTGGCGTCAGCGTTCGGCTCGTACTCGGCTATCAACCAGCCGCCTGGTGGCATGGGTGTCACCTCCCAGGGCTTCGGCCAGGAAGGTTATGTCCTCGATACTTCCGACGCGAGCGGTCTGCCGAAGCCGCCGGACGAGGCGCTCAACTTCTCCACTGGTGTCCCGTATTTCCTGCCGTTCGCCACCCCGTACCGGGACTCCTGGGAAGTTTTCCGCGACGACCCGGTGTCCATCCGGCAGCTCAGCGCCATGCGCCGTCGCGACGGCCAGGCCCGTGCCCTGTACCGGCTGCTGACCAAGCCACTGCTGGCCGCGCTGAAAGACGCCACGGTGCAGCCCATCGACGGTGTGGTGGGCGGGCTGGAGGAGGCGCAGTTCTGCAAAGACCTGCTGTTCGCCCCGCCACCGATGGGCGGGATGACGCACAGCGTGGAACGGTTCGTCAAGCAGATGCTGCTGGCCCTGTTCAACGGGTTCAGCGCCTGGGAGATGATCTACTGGCGGCCGAAGAAGGGACCCAACAAAGGCAAGTGGACGCTGCGGAAAATCGACCCCCGCCCGGCCGAAACCCTCACGTTCCTGCTGGACGGGCAGGGCGAGTTCAACGGTTTCCGGCAGCGGACCTTTTTCCAGGGCCGCACCATCGACGTGAAGATCGCCAAAGACACCGCCTTGTACTACGCGCATGAAGAAGCTGAACGGCCCTTCTACGGGGTGTCCATGTTCGAGAGCGCCTTCTACCACTACGACAAGAAGGAAAAGCTCTACTACATCTCCCACCTGGCCGCTCAGCGCGCGGCGGTGGGCCTGCGGGTCGGCACGATGGTGCCCAACGCCCCGGCCGAGGACAAGAACAACTTCATCAAAGCGCTCTCCCAGCTCGGGCTGGCCCAGTACATCGCGGTGCCGAACGCGGACTGGACGGTGGAGACCCTCAACGAGTCGGCCGGCAAATTCGACTTCCTGGGCCTGATCAACCACCACAACAGCCAGATGTCCAAGTCGATCCTGGCGCAATGGTTCGACAACGAGCAGGGCGGCGGGGCCGGGGACAGCACCCTGGTGGACTTCGGCAAGCAGGATGACGTGACTTTCATGATGATGCTGGAAGGCATCCTGGGGGAGATGAAGGAGGTCATCGACCACCACATTTTCCCCCGTTTCGTTGACTGGAATTTCGGCAGCGAGAAGTACCCCGAGTTCAAGTGGGGTGTGCTGACCAGCGAGCAGAAGGCAGCCATCCAGGACACGTTCGACAAGCTGGCCGGGGCGGGGCAGCAGGCGAATGTGACACCGGAGTTCATGCTGGAGCTGGAGCAGAAGATGGCGGCGGACCTGGGCCTGTCCGACATCGACTACGACAAGATCAAGAAGGACCGCGAGAAGCAGCAGAAGCTGATGGCCCAGCAGTCCAACGCGCAGATGCAGGCCAACGCGCAGACCGGCATGGGCGGCAACAATATGCTGCCAGGTGGCGGCCCGGCCGGCCAGCAGGGTGGTGCCGGTGGCGGCGGGGGAGCCGGAGCCGGCCAGCAGCAGGGCCAGGTACGGCAGCAGCCGGGCGCTGGCCAGAGCGCGGCCACTTCTTCCGGCGGCAATGCGGGTTCCAGCGCCGGGAAGTCGAGCGGGCAGGCGTCCGGTTCGGCGGGGCGCAAGCAGACCGGCGGGGCAGGTTCAGGGGCAGGGGGCAGCAGTGCAACCCGATGACGCGCTGATGGCGTTCACCCAGGACCTGGTGGCTGAGGCAGCCGCCGGGCTTGCCCTGGAGCTTGCTGGCGGCTTCGGAGCCCCGCCTGCTGCCGCAGACCCGAACGCGCCGCAGATGGCCGCACAGGTCAACCCGTGGCCACCCAAGGTGGGTGCTGCCGCTGTGCACCCGCAGCTTGGCGGGCATCTGATCACCGCGTACCCGGGGGACACCATCTCCGGGCATGCCCACGCACATGTGCCCCGGCCCGTCGAGCCGATCCTGCCGGACCCGCGTGAAGAAAAGCTGGCCGGCCAGAAGCAGGAGCTGGACGAGTACGGCGAGTGGGAGCAGCAGGTGCGTGACTACGACCGCGCCTCCCGCGAGCTGGAGTCTCACGCCAAGTCGGTGCGTAGCCAGGGCAAGCGCCTGCCGCCGTACAAGGCCCGGGGTAAGAAGGGTGGTACCAAGTCCCCGTCCAAGACGGGTAAGCCGGGAGGCAAGCGCTAGTGAGCATCTACCGGGTCATGTTCGAGACAGTCAGCCAGGGTGCGCTGGTGAAGTATTGCAGCGCCAACCCGCTGTACTACTCCAACGTCAGGCAGACCGTGCCGAACAGCCAGATCCCGGACGAGGACTGGTACCAGGTGACCGGCCGTGAGATTGACGATCCGTGGACCCAGTACGAGAACTTGAAGAAGTGGGCGGACGAGGACCGCGAGTTCGTCCGGAACGTCAGGGTGGAGCAGCAGGTTGCCGCGCCGCAGTGGGAGCTTGTCGAGCGTGCCTAGCCTCGCGGCTATAGTCCAGGCTGCTATAGCCCCGGCCGCCCGGTATGTCGCGCTGCTGGCCAAAGGGAACCTGTCCACGGCTGAGCTGCTGGCCCGCCCGGACGTGGAGGCGGAGCTGGCTAGTGCGCTGGCTGAGGCCGCGCACGCGGCTGAGGACGCCGTGGTGTCAGCCTGGGATAACAGCGGTGGCGTGGACGAGTCTGTGATTAACCATCTGATGGCTGATATTGACCGGCAGTTCAACGCCTTGCCGCACCTGCGCAGCCTGATCCGTAAAACACACGGGGGCGGGGAGCAGGAGGTCCGGTCCGCGATTGTGTCGTTTTCCCGGGAGGTGGCGCTGCGGGCGTCCCTGACTGAGGTCATGGCGCACGGGGCCGGGCGGACCAGCGCGGTGCTCGCGGCCGGCCAGGAAGCGCAGGCGCAGGGCCGGGTGGTTTACAAGCGGTGGCGTTCACGCCGGCTGCCCACGTCCTGTCACTGGTGCCTGGAACTGGACGGCCTGACGATCCCCCTGCGCTCAGACTTCCGCATCTACCTGAAGGCCGCTGACCTGTCCGGCACTGGCCGGCTGACGCACCCGCCGAAGCCCTGGCATGGCAAGCTGACGGGGCCGCTGCTGCACCCGCATTGCCGGTGCTGGCTGGAGCTGGTGCCTGAACTGGTTTCGGTGCAGACCTCCCAGCAGGTGGTGGCGCGGGCCGGGTTCATCTCGGCCAGCTCCATCCGGGCCATGCCCGAGCAGCAGTACCAGTCGATGATCTCGTTCATGGAGGCCGCGATCCATGAACTGGGCCAGTTGCTGCGCAGGCTGGCAAGCCATGGCTGACCAGCGGTTCCGGGCATTGACCCGCATCCCCTACGCACAGGCGGTGGCTGCACTCACCAGGTACGCCAGGGCCAGCACAGCCGAGTTCAGCTACGGCCCGCTGCGGGTGGACGCGATGGAGAACCAGGGCCTGGTGGTGTCGGCCAGCGAAGATGAGCTTGCCTCCATTGTGGATCTGCTGTCTTTGCAAGTGCCCGGCTTGTACGCGGTGGAAGAGTTATTGTTCGGTTCGTGGCGGCTTAACGGCCTGCTTGGGAGGGGTCCCGGCAACAGCCGGGAGCAGAGATGCCGGTGTACGGGGGTTGCCGGCCAACCGTGGAAGGTTCGGCACAGGTGACTAGCATGGTGGCTGAAGAGGCGCAGGCGGAAGAAGAAGGCGGCAAGGCAGTGAGTGTGCTGCAACTGGCGCAGGAGCAGGCCGACCGGATCATGGCGGACGCTCAGGCGCAGGCGCAGGAAACCATCAGGGAAGCCCAGGACATCCGCGCGGCCATGCTGCTGGAAGCTGAGCATGAGGCCACCAAGGCCAAAGAAGAAGCCGGGCAGGAAGCTAAGCGCATCCGCTCAGCGGCCACGGCTGATGCCCGCGAGCAGGTGGCCATCGCCGCCCGTGAAGGCATGCGGGCCGCTGCCGCGCTGCCGGCCGCTGTGATGTCCGAGGCCGAGGTGCACCGGGCCAACGCCGGCATCATCCGGGACTACCTGAAGCAGAACGTCACGCTCGGGCAGAACCTGCTGAAGGCCATGGACAAGGCCGCGACCGAGGCCGCTGCCCGGACCCGGACCGCGCTGAGCGGGGTCTCCGAACCTGGTGAGGGCACGCCCGAGCAGTAGCCTTGATGGTGTCGCCCGATTACCTGGGGTATGGGCGACACTCTTATTGTTCCCGCACCGGCTGAGACCGAGGGCTTCACCGCCCTGTCCCGCACGGCGCAGGGCAAGGTCTTCCGCAAGCACATCCTGAACCTGGGCACGCTGATCCACCCGCAGACGGGGCAGCGGCTGAGCCTGGATGATGCGTGGTACGGCAAGCTGAAGGCGAACTTCGACGCCAAGGTGTGCCCTATCGTCCAGGTGCCGCTGGCGGATCACCAGAACCGGCACAGCGAGGCTCCTGAGCGCAACCTCGGTGAAGTCCTGGACATTGAGCGCCAGGGCAGCAAGATCTACGCCGTCATGGACATCCGTGACGAGGACGCGGCCAAGAAGGTGGGCAAGACCCTTCTCGGCTCTTCGGCGTTTCTGCACATGAACTATACGGACACCAAGACCGGCAATAAGGTCGGCCCGACGCTGCTGCACAACTGCATCACCAACCGTCCGTATGTCACGGACCTGGACGAGTATGAGCCGGTGCTCGCGGCCAGCGATGTCATCGGTGACGAGCCTGTGACCATGGTCCTTACGTCAGCAGCGGTCCCTGAAGGCTCAAGCGCCGATAAAGGCTCCGAGGCCATTCTTTTGACCACGGAGGAGCCGGACGTGCCACGGACCAAGGAAGAACTTCTTGCGGAGCTGAAGGCTTCCCACGGCATCGACGTGGAAGCGCTCCTGGCCACCGCCGCAACCCCGCCTGCCGCCGACAGCACCGAGCTGGCCAACGTGCTGGTCCAGGCGCTCACGGACACGGGTGTCATCAAGCTGAGTGACGAGGGTGCTGTGGACAACGCCACCCTGGTCGGTTCCATCGTGGAACTGGCCCAGACCACCAAGGCGCAGGGCGAGGAGATCGGCACGCTGAAGCTGTCGCGGGCCGAAGCCGAGGTGGACAGCTACATCGAAGCCGGCCGTGCCTTCCCCAAGTCCCGCACCACCCTGGTGAAGCTGGCGCTGGAGGACCGGGACGCCATGGAGACGCTGCTGGCCCCAGCCGACAAGCCGCTGATCCCCATGTCGAACCCGTCCGGGGTCCCCGGCGACGAAGGCAACCGGTCCCAGGAAGTGGACATCGACACCGAGATGGCCAAGCTCAGCCAGGAGCATCCCGAGTTCTTCGGCCCCGGGCGCTAAGCCCCGCCGGCAGCTAGTCCACGGGCAAGGTTCGGACGACAGGAGTAGAAGACATGCCCACCGACTCTTACGAGTTCGACCCGGCCCCGGGCTACGTCAAGCCGACCCGCGAGTACGGCACCGAGTACGGCGATGAGTTCCACGCGCCGTACGTCGCGGAGCTGCTGCTCTCGGCGGTCGGCTACACCCAGCGGGGCGTCACCTTGGCCGGCGGTCAGGGCGTGCTCCCGACCGGGGCCGTCATCGCCCGGCACACCGCCACCGGCCTGTACTTCCTGTACCAGTCTGGGGCTACGGACGGACGGCAGACCCCGCTGGGTGTGCTCCGCGATGCCCGCGACACAGGCGGGGCCGGCGGCACCCCGTCCGGGTACACCTTCACCGGCCAGACCCCCAGCTACGCGGCCAGCCCGGGGGGTAAAGGGGCGCTCAACTGCCAGGGCAACCTGGTCTGGAAGGGCCAGCTCAACCTGAACGTCATGTCCGGTACGGACACGTCCAACATCGTCAACGGCCAGGGTGTGGGGTCCGGCGCGGGCCAGGCCATCCAGCTCATGGGCGGCCGGGTCGCGCAGTTCGGCGGCTCGATCGCGGCCAACTATGCCCCGTTCCCGGGCGGCCCGATGGACGGTGGCAACGCCGCTGGCACGGCAGGCACCAACGCTTTCATCTTCTAGCAGGTCACGCGCGAACGACCCCTGTGCCTGCACAGGGGTCTTCGTGTACTTACGATCATGGTGCACAGACAGGACCGCCAGCACCGTGCCCCCTGGTGGGCCTGGGTAATCGTGGGCGTGGGCATTCTCATGGCCGGGGCGCTGTTCGGGGCGAGTTTCTACCTGGCCCTTCGATAACAAAGCCGATAAGAGAGACCAAGCGCATTGCGCGCCAGGTCAGCCTGTGACCCTTCCGGGGTGGTGCAGACCGGGCTCCTTCAGGGAGTCGCTGCTTCGTCAGAGCGAACACCGCTGAGGGGAAACCGTGCCAGACATCAGCCTCCTTGAGCCGGTGGTCCTGCGCGGAGTCGTGGAGAAGTTCATGACTCCCGAGACCCTGCTCATGCTCAACCGGATGGACCAGACGCCGTGGCCGTACCCTTCGGCCACCTGGGACGTGATCAAGGGCTCGCGCATGGTCGCCAAGCCCAACGTCCCCAACGCCGAAGCCCACATCATCTCCCGGCTCGGCCGGTCGCAGGAGTCCGCGAGCTTCATCTACCTGCGTGAGAAGAAGGTTTTCGAGCCCACCACCATCCACTGGCTGCGCGCCCCCGGTGAGCTGGCCCGGATCAACGCCGAGCAGAACGTGCTCCGCGAGATCAACGACCTGAACCAGCGGTTCGACAACTTCGCTGAATGGGTCCTGTGGCAGGCCATGGGCGGTGGCATCCAGTACAACTACAGCGATGTCCAGGCGACGGTGGACTACAAGTTCCCGTCCAGCCACTTCGTCACCCCGGCCGCGCCGTGGCTTCAGAACACGTCGCTGGTCTACATGGGCAACAGCGGCTCCGGCCTCAACCAGGCCAACACCCTGGGCCAGGCCAACACCAACCTGAACTACGGTTCCGGTTCAGTCACCTACGCCACCCCGTTCCAGATCATCGAGGACGTGCGTTCCTGGAAGCGTCTCGTCCAGGTGCACGGGCGGGTGCCGGCCAAGGAAGCGTTCGGCACGAGCGTCACCATGGCCGCGCTGATGGAGGCGTGGGTCCACGCGGGTGCTGGCTCCACCGTGAACATCCCGGCCACGATGATCTCGGACCGGATGAAGGACGAGTTCTTCTCCACAGGCATCCTGTCCGGCTTCATGGGCCTGACCTGGCACACCGTTGAGCAGGTGTACGAGAACGACCTGGGCGCGAACACCTTCTTCGTCCCGGACGGCCAGCTTTACATCGGCAACTACACCGACCAGCGCCCCATGGAGCTGCTGATCGGCCCGACCGCCGACGACGAGGCACCGCAGGGCTTCAGCGGCAAGTACGCGAAGACCTGGAAGGAAAAAGATCCATCGGCCAGGCAGTACTTGCTCGAATGGAACCTGCTACCGATCGTTACCCGCCCTGAGCAGATGCTGGTGGCCACCGGCATCATCGGTAACGGTACCGCAACCAGCGTTCCTACTGGTTACTGGAATGGGGGCGGGGGCACGATTGACTGAGGGTAGTCAGTTGTAACTCAAAGTAACGCCCAGGAAGACCCCGGTTGACACCAGCCGGGGTCTTTCCTATTGTGACAAACATGGCAATGACTTCAGCGGAACGGATGCGGCGGTCCCGGCAGGCCAAGGCTGACGGGGTGGTGCTGCGGCACAAGCGTGTGGTGAACGACCAGGGGCGTGAGTGTGCTTACGGCGGCGAGGGGAACTGCGGTCATAAGTTCAAGCCGTGGAGTGAGTTCGGCCCAGGCACCGGGCCGAACGGCAAGGAGCGGCGGTGCAAAGAGTGCATGGTCGTCAAGGCACTGGAGTACGCGAAGCGTGAGCCGACCGAGGTTCAGCAGCGGCGCAACGCTCAGCAGAAGACCTACCAGCAGACTGAGGCTGGGCGGGATGTGGCTCGCCGTGCCAGGATCAAATACCGGTACGGCATCACGGCTGAGCAGTACGACTGGCTCTGGGATAAACAAGAGGGTAAGTGCTACTTCTGCGGGTTCGAGGAGACGGTGGTTCATCACGCTTCCAAGACCCTCATGAACCTTGGTGTAGACCACGATCATGCTTGTGACCAGGGGCATGCGCCAGAACGTGGGTGCCCGGCTTGTGTGCGCGGGCTGGCCTGCTACAACTGCAACATCTTCATCGAACGGGTGGAGCGATCTCCTGTGCTGCGGCCCAGAGTGGAAGATTTGCTGGCTCGCCGGCCACTGGCCGAGTAGTCAGGCATGAATGAATTCGCCATTGTTGTCTTGTCCAACGGCAAGGTTCTGGTGTGGGACCCCGAGATCCACTGCATCTGGAGTGAGTAGACTCGGTTCAGTTGGTTTCGGACGGCCGGCTTTCGACACCGTGAGGCCCGGTTCCGCTTCGGCGGGCCGGGCCTCCGGCGTATGCTGGGGCCGTCCTAGAGGGACGTGCGAGGGGGCCGCAGGCGCGCGACACCGCCTGCGGCTTCGCACTTTCTGCTAACCTCAGACTCAGGTCAAAGAGTCCCCCGCCCCGAGGACTTGACTAAGCGAACGCCCCCCGGCTCCCGAGGCCCTGGGGGCGTTCGTGTCCCTCCGATAGGCGGGTCATGGACTACGAGATGGAATACATCGACTTCAGCTACGCGCAGGAAGGCCAGGACAAGCTGACCGCCCGTGGAGCGGCCGGCTGGAAGGTCGAGGGTTCCACGCTGGCCTTCCCGTACGCTTTCATCTTGTGGAGCCGTGGCGGAGCCTCCGGCAAGCGGGACGCGGGTGACGACCACGGCTCCTCCAGTCCCAAGTCCCCGGGTGCGTGAACGGGCGGTAGCGTTCACCGTCTCCGGCCAGCGGGAACGCTACCTGAGGCGCACGCTGGAGTCCTGGCGCAGGGCACGCGGGGTGCAGGACTGGAGCTTCGTGTTCAGCCTGGAACCGTGCGAGCAGGTCTTTCCCATCGCCGCGTTCCGGGACTGGGCGGTCGCCAGCTTCCCGGACGTGACCGTGCTGGTGAACAGGACCCGGCAGGGCTGTGCGCGCAACACCCGGCAGGCTATGGGCTACTGCTTCAGCGAGGGCGCGGGTTTCGCCGTGCTGGCCGAGGAGGACATCGAAGTCTCGGCTGATGTGCTGGAGTATTTCTCCTGGGCGGCGGGGAAGTATGAGGGCGCGGGCCTGGCCACTGTGTGCAGCCATGTCAAGGCGAGCGACGGTGGCCGGCCCGACCAGGTGACCCGGGCGTCGTGGTTTTCCCCGCTGGTGTGGGGGACCTGGTGGCGTACCTGGCAGGAGTTCGTGGCCCCGACGTGGGGTGGCTGCTTCACCAACCGGGAAGCGTGGGACACGAACCTGCGGGCCGAGATTCAGGCGGCCGGGATGGATTCGCTGTTCCCGGTGCTGTCCCGGTCGCTGCATTTCGGGGAAGTCTCCACCCTCACCACCACCGGCCTGGCCGCGCACTTGTACGAGCTGAGCCGGTCCGAATGTTTCACCGCCGAGCACGGGCCGTCCGCCTGGACTGAGGTGGAGTTCGATTCCATCCCGTCCATGCTTGTGTGACGATTGCGGTTGCATGGCTGGAACCAAGCGCCCGAGGCGTCCCAAGGTCATCGACGTCGTGGCCGAGGCGTACAAGCTGCTGCCTCCTGAACTTCCAGCGGAAGGGGCTCCTTCGTTGGAAGTTACGCCGGTCACTGCCACGGACGTTGGAAGTTCCGGGCCGCAGAAATGCCCGCTGGGGCACGAGCAGCCGGCTGGGGTGCGGTTCTGCAACCAGTGCGGCATGGACATGTCCGCGCCGCCACCAGGGCAGGTCACCTTGGATGATGCCCGGCCGCTACCCGCCGGCCAGCTCAGCCCGGAGCAGCGCGCCGAACGGGACCGCCAGCACACTGAGGCGGTGGGTCTGGCCGCCCGGTTCGAGCACGCCCCGCAGAACTACCAGCAGTACGAGCCGAAGCCGGGGGAGTCGGTGATCATCCATTTCGTGGAGGATGGGCTGACTGCGTTCGGCAAAGTCTGGTACCGGGGTGAGGAAATCGAGATTGGCCCGGACCACCCGCGCTGGGCTGAGGCCAAGGACTGGGTGCTGCTGAGCAAATTCCAGCAGTACGACCGCTACGGTAAGCAGTACTTCGACCAGGGTCCGTGGCCGGGCCAGCGCGGCTTCGGCAACACCCCGTTCGAGCAGCTCTCCACGATGGACAAGAAGAACAAGTTTGCGGGGCCGACCCCGGAGGAGCTGGCCCGCGCCGAGCAGGATCGCCTCCGCCGGGGCCGCGCGGTCCCGGCACGGACATGGTGAGGAGCAGGCGTGCTCACTATTCAGGTCACCGGGCTCAGCATCAAGGACTTCGGCCAGAACCCGCTGTCCGGCGTCATCGTCTTTACTGCTTCCGTGCCCGAGCTAGCCGATCCGGCCGATGACCTGCTGGAGGCCGGCAGCGCCACGGGCCTGGTGACCAGCGGGGTGATGGAGCCGGTCACCATCCCCGCCACGGACTCGGTGGACCCCAGCTTCACCTACACCATCCGGCAGGCGCTGGCCACGGCGGACGGGATCGACCTGAACATCCCGCCTGTGGAGAACGTGCTCATCCCGCACACGCTGGGGTCCACCGTGGACGTGAGCAGTCTGCTGTAGGCCCGATAGCAAGGGCATGGCTGATCTTCTCCTCGAACGCCTGACGTTCAAGCCGTCCGCGCCACAGCTTGCGCCGATCCCGTGGCCGGACGGGATGGCCCCGGAGCCACAGCAGTTCACTTTGACCGAGGACGGCTCGCTGCCGCACGCGGACATCCTGGTGATCACCTGGACCGAGGCTGAGGGCATGGCGCTGGCTGACGTGCTGACCTCCGGTCACCGCCTCACCACCTGGACGGCGTACAAGAAGA